CCTTGTCCTCTTGTTAATACTATTTCAGATGGTTCTTCATCTTCTAGCGTATCTGGATCTACAACAGTTGTGTCATCATCAATTAATAAAGTTTCTCCATCCAAAAAAGTTTTTTGAGTATTGTCGTTTAAACTTGAAGAAAGATATTTTACATATAAAGTATTTTTAGTTATTCCATCTCTTCCTGCCACAACAAAATCTTGAATTTCTGCTATAACTGAACTAGTCTGACCTTTTATCCTGACTCCCAATAGATTACTTGAATAATAATCCGAAGGAATTCCTCTAAAAGTATCCTCAATAACGACAGCGTTTAGATTATTTTTATAAATTATATTTCCAGGAACAACTACTGATCCTTCTTTGAAGATATGGTTTCCAAATCTTTCAATTTGATTTTGTAATAATGATTGTATGGTTGTTAATTCCCTTGCCTGAACAGGATATCCTGGTTTAAAAAGTACTTTATAGTACTCATCTTTTGGATCAAAATCGTCAAAATAAGGAGAGACGTTGAGATTCGTTTCTTGTGGCATGAGTCTTTAGAATTGCAAAATAACTTTGATATCTTCTTTTTGATTTGTAGACCTTGTTATTGATGGTCTATTATCAACGTATAATATACTTCCAGAATACTTCTTAACTTCTGGATTTGCTACACCTCTTACAAAAGATTGTCCGAGGTAATATGTTCTATTATTTATTGAGGTAGAAACACCTGTAAAATTGGTATCTATCTGCAAAGTTATATTATCACCAACAATATTGATGGATCCTCCATTTCCAGGAGATGCAGTAAATCTATTTAAATTAAATCCATAACTTGGGGATGTGCTTTGAGATCCATCACTATTAAATCCAACTAAGGATTTATCTTGCCAGTATTTTAAAACACCGGTAGATTTATCATAGGAAACAACTCTACCAACAGCTGTTGTTCCAGTAGAAATTGTTTGCGTAATTCTGGAATCTTGGGAGAAAGACGCAACACTGACTCCAATTCCCGTCAGTCTTAATGCATAAAGTGAACTTGCTTTATTTATTGTTAAAGTATCTGAGGAATCCGGTTGTTGTGGATTTTTTATTAACCCAACTCTAGCAATTTGATTTCCTGTTATAAAATCTGGATTTTCTGAATCATTTTCAATTCTTGAAAAAACAAGAACATTAGTTGCTCCCAACTCCCGATAAATATTTGCTCCATGTCCTCCTTGAGGTGGTATAATTACATTAAAAATTGGAGATGTTGAACCTAGAGGAACTCCACCTCCCAGAAGGTCAACAGTTCCATATGTATATCCACTTCCTCCTTTTGAAATTGTAATACTGTCTACTTTAGACTCGCTATTGATTACTATTGTTGCTTCTGCACTTGATCCGTCACCTTTTATGGGAACTTTAGTGTAAGTTCTATTTGCCGTTCCGAGACCAACTCCACGATTTGTTATGGTTATTATTTTTAATTGACCACTTACTGCAGCGTTGTCTCTGACAACAGCGTTATCTGTTGAAGTTTCCCAGTTTTTGGGAACAGGTATAAAATTAGTAGAGTCAAATTTTACTATTTCACTCGGTTTTATGGTGTATAGATATTTCCAAATATATCCATCTCCACTGTTACCTGCAGGTCTTGGTTCAAGATCCGTGAATGTTGGTTGGTCTAAAGAAGGTCTTCCTGTTGGATTTTCTGGATCAATTCCATTATAAAGGCAAATATAAACCTTATAATCCTCATTAATTACAAAATAATTTGCTTGATATAAACTAGTAGCACCAGATGGTTTTGATGTATTTGTTCTACTGATATCATGACGATACATATCGTATGTTATGCCGGAAGTCCAAGTATTCTTTTTTACTATCTGCGCTACATCACCGGAAGAAATTCTCTTTAATGCAACCATTGTATCCCAATAATCATTTTCCTGCTCAAAGCAGTCTTTTGGTGCGGGTGGATTTGCATCCCAAGAAGCAGAATAGTCTGTCGCATTGGGTAAACCGACAAAAGAATAGTAAGAATTTGAAGAAGAAGTTATATCTTCTAGAAAATTCTTTGCATTTAATATTCTAATTTGATCCGTTATAATTGCAGACATTTTACAGTTTTTTATCTATTTATTGAGTTACTCCAATACCAGCATTTCTGGAGAGAAGTGTTGATTTCCAACGACTACCTCTGAGTGGAATGCAAGTACTATTGTTGTTCATAATATTAAGTGTCAGGGTATTAGTATTTACGGATCCATTTTCCAAAAATACTGATATTTTTGCATAATGTGTTGCGTTGTTAAGAGTTAATGATAATCCAGTACTTGTCAATGCGGATCCAACAGCAGTTACCATTTGTGGAGATGCTGGAGTATTGGTGGAAACCCCTGTAACTGGCGTTGTGGTGACAATTGCATTAATTGATGCAGGAGCAGTTGGTGTAGAAAGAGTAAATGTGGTTACTCCAGTAGTTCCTTTTGTAAAATAAAGATCAAAATCTATCTCATATTCACCATTTCCAACAAGAGGAATTAATCCCGGATCAAAGAAGTTTGTTGCTACTCCTGGTTGCCCAGTTGCGGCAAGAATTTGTCTATTAGATTCTAAGCGGAATAAATTTGTAACTGGAATAAATCCTCTTCCTCCAGTTGTAACACCTGTAGCATAGTATGATTGTCCATCATATTCTACTGCTCCTAAAGTTCCATTACCAGTTAGTAATGTTCCTGTGCTAAATTGGAAAGCTGGAATGTTATTTGTACCAGATCCTGCAACATATCCATTTGCGGTTACAATACCAGTGACTTCAACATGTCCATCTGTAATAGTTGTTCCAGATCCAACAGAAGAAACTCCAGTGAAATACCCATTACCAACTACAAAAAGTCTAGATGTTGGATTTGTGATTCCCAATCCAACATTACCGGAAACATAAGCACTTCCACCTACATCAAATGTAGTGTTTGGGGTACTACTATTAATACCAACATTTCCCCCAAGATATTTAAGAGTTAATGCATCTATTTGGGAACCATTATTTCTAGATCTATAAATTAAGTCACTAGATCCTGCAGATACTGATCCAAATGCCCAATCAAAAGTTCCTGCTGTCTGGAAATCAAACGCATTAGTTCCTGTTGCATCAGGACGATTTAGACGAATCCTTACATCAGATCCAGTTGCTAAAATATGATTTGTTGTTGTTCCACCTATAGTTAAACTATGAGTTGGATTTGTGGTTCCTATTCCAACATTACCAGAAACATAAGCACCCCCAGATACTTGAAGTGGTTGTGATGCAGTTCCTGTTGATGTTGCAGAACCTACTAATACTGGACCGTTTACAAATGTTGAGATTCCTGTTATTCTCAAATCAGTAAATGTATTTGGAGCTGCTTGAATTGCAGATTCTATCGTTGCAGTTGTGGTAACGTCTAAAGAAGAAATATTCTTAAGTTGTCCTGAAGAACTTATAACTTCGGTCGTTCCAAGTTTATATGAAGTTGCACTCAAATCTCCAATAACAGTAAGTTTAGATGTGGGGATAGTGGACCCAATTCCCACATTGTATGTTGATGAGGAAATTCCGATAATGGTCTTTCCTACGCCAACAGATAAATTATTTCCATCCCCCAATACATCATATAACTCACCAAAATTATTATTTACTTTTGTAGCACCAGTCCTTAAACTATCACCTGTTCCATCGTTTGGAAGAGCACCTATATTAATAATCGATTTAGACATCTTTTGTCTACTTTTTATTTAACTTACATATTTATTAGGTATAGTTTCTATATTTTAGGGAGTTCTTTCTAGTTATCAGGGAAGAAGTGGATATTCCGGGAATACCTCTCTGCGTATATGCACTAAATGAGTTTAAGATTCTGTTATTAGAATCTAAAATAATTTTTCCATAGCTATATGATCCATAATATTCGGATTGTAATCTTATATCTCTGTCATAGGTAAATAAGTCACTATCAAAACTCACATTTATAGAATCAAATGTTCCAGTAAAGTCATCTGTAGAGATACCACTATAGTACCTATCAAAATTTTCCCCATTTAAGGATAAAACGTTTACCGATATTCTGTTTACATAAGTAACTCCTATTCCAGGAACAATCCTTCTGGTTATAGATGATGTTGCCACTTGGTAGACATTATCAATTGTCGTAGAACCTATTCCTAAAGTGGAATTGTCTGAATATAGTGAAGTTAAACCAAAACCTATATTTGAATTTGTTACTACAAGGTAGTCCCCTGTAGATATTCCAGATAAAGTAACCGCAGTTCCTACAATCGATGTATTTCTGAGTGGAGAATCCGAGGGAATAAAGAGATCTAAGAATATGCCAGTAGAACCAACTCCAACTGTTGTTTGACCAGACCCAACAATAAACCCAAAATCTCCAACATAAGTAACATTTTTAATATTTTGTTTTTTAATAGATGGGAATTGTACCAGAACTACTGGGGGATTTGTTGAAGTGTATGAAGTTCCTGGAGAAGTTATCTGTATTGACGAAACAGTGCCTCCAACAGATATTGTTGCCTGAGCAAGTGCCCTAGAAGTTGTTCCAAGTCCTACTGGATTGGAAATACTAACTTGGGGTACAGTAGAGTATCCAAATCCACCATTACTTATAATGATGGATGAAATAGTTCCTGCAGTAGAAACAATAGCAGTAGCTGCTGCAGAGACCAAAGTATCTTGTGATATAATCTGAATTTCGGAAATATAACTGTTTAATGCGTTTTCTTTTTGGTTGTCAAAGAAAGTCCTTACACTTTCAACATAAAGGATAGTTGATCCAACGCTCAATGGTTGTATAATGTTTGTTTCTGGATAAATTAATGGTTCATACCAAATTCTATCTTTAGTTATTTCTTTTCCATTAATAAACAAGTCATCTGTTTGTTTGCACCATATCAAAGGACGAATGTAACTTTGATTTGTTGATATTCCTTGATTGTCATATGGATTTGTTCCAACACTATTGACTGAGTTGATTTGAGTAACAAGTCTCTCATCCTCTTTATAAAATAAATTGTCATCATTTAATGTAATTTTATCTCCGACCTTAATAGTTTCTAGAACATCAACATCAACAATATCAACCGATGAAGTTCCTTGGTAGAAAAGAATTTTTGACTTATCTCCCGGTTTTGGTGGTTCTGTAAAATCAATAAAACTACCACCCTCAAATACATATCCTAAACTGGGAACTTGTAAGATATCATTTATAAAGACTAACAAAGTTTCTTGAACATCGATGTTTGATCCTGCTTTGGATCTGATTGATTTTTGAATTCCATTTACTGTTAATGGGAAAGAAAATGTCACATTATCAAATAAATCATCTAAAGGATCAATAACCAATAAATTACCAAAGGTCCATCCGGAGAAAGTATCAGTAAAGGTTTCATCCACGGTAATCTCAAATTTTTCAAATAATGGAGTAGAATAAGTTGGAATACCAACAGTTCCCCCAACACCAAGAGTTAAAACATCACCAGCTTTAAAACCATATCCAAGAGAAACTATTTCAAAATCAATAATACTAGATCCTTGTCCAACAACAACGTTTGCCTTTGCTTCCGTTCCAAATCCAAGTGTAGATGAATAAACTAATGGAATATTTGAATAAGGTTTTGGAACATCAAATATTACTATTGGTGGATTTGATGAAGTATATCCAATTCCTGGATTTGTAACAGCGACACTTACGACACTTCCATTACTTACCGAAGCAATTCCGATATATGTGATATTAGTATCAACTATATCTGCTGTCTGAACTCCAACTCTCACTACTTGAACACCAGATCTGTATCCAGATCCACTGCTTCCAATACTTATTGCGGTTATAGTTCCTGCTGCGGAAACAATAGCTGTCCCACCAGCAGCAACAGTTGGTTGGTATCCAAATCCACCAGTTGACGCAACGGAAACTAAAACACCACCAATTGGTAAATCTGAAGTGTTTATATCAGTTGAACGAATAGTTGAAACACCGGTAAATTGAACACTTGTTATTCCTGAATTATTTTCTCTAAGTGTATAATTATTGATAATATTAACATTACCTGGTCCATAGAGTTTTTGTGGTCCCTGGAATATTCCATTTATCAGTATGACTGCATTATCTGTAGAGATTCCAGATACATTGTTTCCACCAGACTTTAGAATAAACGAAGTCGCATATCCAGTAAAATTCTGGGAAATGTCATCAAAAACATAATTTTTAGTATATGGTTCTTCATCTGTATCTGGAATTCCAGATCTTATGAAAACTCTTCCATTAAAAACTGAAGAAGTGGTAATCCCCACATAGTCAAAATCATTTGCACTTCCTGTAGATGTTCCTATCGGTATTCTTCCGTATGGAGGTGATGCAAAATGTATCTTGTTATCTACAATATTATAATTACCAGTAATCTTTGTTACAAGTGAACCACTAAAATGAGTGGCTATTCCAGTACCCATCCAAGGTCTTCTTACTAAAAGTACATTTGTACTTCCAAATCCAACTGATTGAATTCTCATTATTTCGTCATCTATCTTTATCAAGTCTCCACCGTAGAATCCAGTAGTCTGCAAAACTTTAATTCTATATTCTATAGTAGAAGCATTCTGCAATGTCAGAGTTGTGGTTGATGAAGAAACAATCGGAGATTGTACTATATTATCGATACTTACTAAAACTCTTGAATTTTGTTTTTTAGATTTGAATGAGTGAGAAGCTCCTATTCCAATAGAAGAAATATCTAAAGTTACCGGAACAGTCTTAAGTGCATTTGAGGCAGAAGATGCAAGTCTAAGAGTTGCCTCATCAACTTTAACTGCATAAACAGTCGAAGGCAACTTATCTGTAGTTCCGAAACCAACTATAGAAGTGGTTCCAATTCCTATAGATTCTGTAGTTCCTGTTCCCGTATGACTATAAATTAACTCTTCACCGGTAACAAAAAAGTGACTTGGAACTTTTATAGTATCTTTTGAAGTATCAACAGTTAAAGAATTATTACCAGCAAAAGTCCTAGTAAATATTGGCAGTTGTCTATGATTTATTGGAAAATCTCTTCTAATGGAGGAGAAAGTTCCTTCATAATCACCATATCCATATTGAACAATTGCATTATTTAAATCTATAGGTAGAGAGTCTTCGGATACAAAAACTTTTAATGGATTTTGGAAGACTCTTGCTTGAACATCTATTCCGGACAATGGTTTGAATATAAGTTGTGTTTTATCACCAGATATTGTTGATCCAAAAGATCCAATTCCAGAACCAGTTCTTAAAACACCAAATTCGGTAATATATGAATTATTAACATCATCAAGAACCATAATTTCAGAAACTTGATACTGATTATTTGTAGTATCTTCTAAGCAAACAATATAATATGCACAAGAGTGTGGTTTAGAATACTCACAAATAACATTATCTACTGGAGATGTAGTTGAAGCTATAGAAGTGATTCTAGAATCCATATACCCAGTGGGCAATGAAACTGTAGAAACACCAATAGAAGAAGTGTCAGCTATAGCGAATTGTATGCTATTAACATAATAG